TCTCAGCAAGATGGTACAAGATGCGTGGCCCGACTTCGCTTTCAAAGATTGCGTCCCGCACTTCGTTGCTTACCGTAACGTCAGCAGACCCAACCATGTCATCAAAATCAGGAATCTCGCTTTTCGCTGCCTTAACCCGGTCGGCCCAAACATTTATTACTTTGTCCCGTTCGGCGGCTGCTTTCGCTTGCACTTCCTTTTGCTTTTCCTCATTCATTCGCTGGTCAACCCGGTAGTCCGTCAACGCTTTGGCGTATTCGTACATATCGGTAAACTGCTCCGGCAATGGTTCTTGGTCTGCTGCTGGCTCGGCGCTAGGCGTTGCTTTGGCTTCCAAGTCCCTTACCTTGGCTTCTAAAACTTCCCTTGCTTCCCGTTCCCGCTGGGCTTCTGCCCGTGCGGTTTCACGTTGCTTGGTAATTTCAGAGAACCGTCTTTCCAACTTAGGATTTTGTTTTCTATCCTCTGTTGCTGTCGCATCATCGCTTGCTTCAGTTGGCTCACTCCGGCTTTCCTCAACGGGGGTCGGCTCTGTTTTCACAGCCTCGACTACCTCCAAAGGTTCGGCTAAACCCATTCTTTTTGCATTAAATTCTGCTAAATTTTCACTTGTCACCACATTGGCTGCAAGTCTTTCCGCTAAATCTGCCATTGAGTTTCCTCAAAGAATAAACCCAGTTGACCCAACTGGTAAGGTTTTGTGGTTTTTACCACACAATTCTGTAAACGTCAATTATTGCATCGGCATCTGTTGTTCGCCGCCCATAAACGGGCTGGATTTGTCGGCAACGTCTTCCGATGCAAAAGATGTAAATTCATTTTGGTCTAGGTTGCGCTTGTCAATTTCTTGCATGAGGCGATCTGTGTCCATGCGGTGAATTAACAATTCAACAATTGCGTCAATCTCAGTCTTGTTTTGGCTTGTTACGGCTTTCACATTAACTTGATTGACAATACTTTCGTTCATAAGTTCTGACGAATGCGCTTTTTGCGTCACATCCATAAGTTTGCGTTTGTTTGCGCCTTCTTCTTTGATTAGCGCAACTTGACCACGGTTGTTGATTTCCAACTGTGCCGCTTGTAGTTGCTGCTGCATCTCTTGCAATTGCTTTTCCGACTGCGCCAAGCGCATCTGAATTTCGGGTGGAATGTCAGATTTTTGGTCAATGTTAGCCATTGGGTTCATTGAGGCAAGGCGGTCTGCAATTACGTCAGCGCCGGGGAAATCCATGTTCCTGAACACCAAGTCGCCAGCAATGTTAAACAGTTCTTGGTTGCTGGTAAGCAAGGGCATCATGGCCTCTACTGCCTGTTGGCGCTTGGTTTGGAAGCCCGGCCCAGTGTCCATCACCACATCGTATTCGCCTACGGTCACATCGTTTAACACTTCGCCGACTTCGTTGGCTTGGTTGATGGTGGTCATATCGGGCTGTCCGTCCGAGCCAATAATACGCATGACACGCTCGGTGTCGTAAATCTTGGGGATTAAGTCCAGCAAGATTTTGCCCGTGTGCCGGATGCTGCGGGTCATGTTGTCGTAAAAGTGGAAGTTGGACAGGTCAACTTGATTTTGCTGCCCTGCTAATGCCTTGCCGGAAATGTTACCGCTTGGCAATTGATTAGGGTCAACAATGCCCAAGACCATCTGCAAGTCTGCGGAGATTGCGCCAGCGGCTTCCATGATGCCCTGTGGTGGGCCTTCGGGCTGCAAGCGTGATGGCACTGGGGCTGGTTGCCCTTCAATGTCTTTTTGCTTGTAGCGCAGCACGGGGCTGGATTTGATGTTAGCCAATGCCCACTCGTTTTCGTGGCCTTCGTCTTGGCCTTCTGCCAGCAGCCACTTGGCCTTGGGCGCAAGCGCAACCGATTCGGTCATAGCCGTGCGCCAAAAGTTGTACATCCGCTGTGGGTCTTTAGCAAAGCGCACCAAGCCGTATTTCTTGCGCTTATCGTCCACAATAACCTGTGCGCCGTAGCAAGGCACAACGGGGATAAATTTACCTGCCCAAGTCTTTTCCTCAAGAATCTCAAGGGCGGTCATCTTGCACCACTTAACTGCCTTGCGGAAACTGTCACGCTCATCAACAACGGTAAGCCCTGCGGCTTCTACACGCTCAAAAAAGCGGTCGCCATCGGCAAACATCTTGCTGCCATCGCTTAATTGATACAGTTTCGCTCGTTCACGCTCGATGTAAAAGAATTCGGCAATACGAATGTCCTCTTTGGTAATCCATGCCGCAGTGTCATCGCCTGTGCTGCGCTGTACAAAGTTGCCGCCATCGTCAGCGTCAGGGTAATAATCTTTAAAGACCTTTTTGTCCATCACCGTGGTAATCAGGCAACGCTCTGCGTCTGAGCCATCGGGCAAGATGCTGTTCGGGTCAAAGTACACGGTAAACGGGTTGTCAATCGTGTCGATGTAAATTTCTTGGTCAAACGAATCTTCACTCACATAGCGGGTGTTGATGCGCCAGTAGCCCCAACCCATGCGAACGGCGTAATCAAACGCTGTGTCATAGGCTGTGTCGGCGTTGCTGTTTACTTCAATGTGCCGGGTCATGCCCTCAATCACTTGGGCAATCTTGTAGTCGGCAAGGTTGTTGACGGGGTGAACTTTGATGCGTGGGCGCTGCTGGCGCTGTTGGTTCGTGACCTGCCGAATGTAAGAATCTATCTTGTTGATGGTCAGGCAGGGACGGGCTTCAACGTTGCGGCTGTTCTGTATCTCGACAGGCCATTGGTCGCCAGCGGCAAACTTAATGTCGTTCAACGCCTCGGCACGATTGGTGCTGTCAGCGTCATTGACTAAGCCCCAAAACTTAATCGCATCCGTTATGCGTTGGTCTTTACCTGATGCTTTTGTGTATGCCATAAATACCTCTTTTAGCCATTATCTCACCGAGTAGGCTTATTCTGCAACTAACCCATCCAACCGCTAACCATTGCAACCTGCCCTTTAGGTTTGCGCTTTTCGGGTTCTTTAATCATAAGGCCAATGTAACGAAATGCGTCTGCCCCGTGGCTGTAATGGTCGTGCAGCGGGGTGCGGCTGAATTGCTTTGTCTCAGGGTCAACTTCGTAGCGGTAATGGCGTAGGCAATTAATGCCATCGGCAGCGTGTTCCCGGTCAAAGTAACAAGACGGGAAGATTGTCCGGGCTGCGTTGATTGAATCCAAGACAGGCACTTTTGGCAATATCTGCGTCTTATACCCTGCCGCCCTCACAATGTCCTCAATGGTGCGCCCTGCTGCCGCCAGCGTTTTGTTCTGTGCATCGTGCGGTAGCCAAATCGTGTCGTACACATAGCCATAGGTCTGCATGGTCGCTAGGTAGTGGCTCATGGTCTGCTGGCTGTCCTCAATGTAGCGAATCAGCCGGGTTTCCATGCCTACAAACTGCAAGAACCATATCGAGGTGCTATCTGCCCAACCCAAGTCAAAGATGGCGTGAACAGGCTTTGTAGCGTCATAAGGCACACGGGTCAACCGCCCGTCTAGTTCTGCTTGCTGCAATTCCTTGCCAAAGATAGCGCCATCAACCGACTTGCGGCACAGCCCTTCCCATACTTGGTTGTACGCCTCAAGGTCACGGGCTTTAAGGGAATCCTTCTCCAGCCGCAGCACTTCGGGAAACCAAGGGTTGTCCGACCAGTTGATTTTAATGCTGATGCAATCTGCCGGGGGCTGGGCGACAAACCGTTGGTAGGTTTCGTCCGTCTCCAACTCAGGGTTAAACGATACCCAAATCTCCGACTTTTCCTTTCGGATGGTCGGAATAAGCACATTCCAACTCAAGCGGCTAACGGTTTGGGCTTCTTCCACCCAACAAACATCAACGCCTTCGTAGGATTTGACGTTAGCCACATTGTTCTTTAGGCCAACAAAGGCAAACTCTGTGCCGTTTTGCCCTCGAATGCTGGCTTGGGTTATCTCGTAAAAACCAATAAGCCCCAAAGCCTGTATTTGGTCGCACAGCAGTTTATGGACGGAATCCCTCATGCTGGTCATAAACTCACGGGCGCAAAGTATTCGCATTGGCTCTTTAGCGCCTTTAATCAGCAGCGCACGGGCTATGCCCCAACTCTTTGCGCCGCCCCTGCCGCCTTGTAATACTTTGTACCGTGATGGCTTAAACAGCCCCTCCAACTTAATGGGGAACTGCGCCTTTGAAATTGCCTCAGTTACTTGGCTCATCGGGCTTTACAAATGTGACCTGAATCCCTGACACTAATGGCGCACCGTCTTGGCCCGTCACTTCGTGCTTTTGCGTCTCAGCCCACTTCAATTGGGTTTTAGTCCACCAAATAAGCGCAGTGGTATCCCCGCCCGTGGCTTTGCTAAACAGCGTCTTGGCAATTTGCCCGTTTGCCTTGGCTTTGCCCATGTCAAGTTCGGTGCGGTAGTGCTTACGCAGCGTTTTGTCGTCTATGCCGACCAAGATGGCAATTTGCTCATGGGGCAAGCCTAAACCGCTGGTGCTTTCGACCATGCGTTTGCTCTCGTCCGTAGGTAAATGTTCTTGCATTTGTTTTATAAAGGGGAAATGCTAGGGTTAATCCTAACAAAATAAGTTGCAATTGTCATTTTTTCCATTTAGAATGTCCACATTCCTATACAAAAAGGTCTTTTATGCAAACCAAATTAAGCCAAGTTAAAGCCGCCTACATTACTGGAAACTACCAGCAAGCACTTAGCATTGCAGCCAAATTTCCTAACCTTGGGGCAGAGCGAAAAGCAATTACACTTGCTGCTGAATGCTATACCAACCCACGCTTTTATAGCCAATTAGTTGACATTGAGCAATCAAAGGCCAATGGCTTGCAAGCCTTAGTCCTCCGTTACGGGCTCTAATACTCCCAAGTCAACTTCCACCACACCACAGGCTTTAGCGGCTTTTTTTCCATCGCCTTTGACAAATACTAAGATGTTTTGGTGCGTTTTGCCTAATTTGCGGCTGGCGCTAAATTGCTTGCCAGCCCTAATAGGTAGGCTACCAACAGCGGTAATTAAAATTGCTTCGTTGTAATAATTAAGCCCTGCTTCCTTAAAAGCCTGAATAGTGTCACCAACAAAATTGTAGTAATTGCCTTTTTTGTCCCGCACCTCACCTACAACAAAGCAAGCAAAGCGGTCCTCTTTAAGCAAAGCGCAGGTTTTTTTAATAATTTCAAAATATGCGCCCTTAAATTCTTCATAAGCCAAAGTGCTTAAATCTTTTGGGTCGGTGCTGTAAACCTCTAAGTCTGCGTATGGGGGGCAAGAAAATACCATGTCGGCTTGCACATCTTTGCAGGTACTGTCAATTGTTCGGCTGTCCCCGCATATCCAAGCCGGGGGGTGGGCATCATCAACGCATATTTCACCACCCTGAACCCTATTGGCATTAACCTGTTCTTGCCGCAATTCATGGCCTATGTATTGCCGCCCTAGTTTGCTTGCCACAATGCCCCTAACGCTGCCCCCTGCGAATGGGTCTAAAACTAAACCGCCTACGGGCGAAAACCAAATATAGGCCAATTCGCATAAAACAGGGTCAAATATGCTTGTGCCTGTGACTTCTTCACGCCCATATTTTTCGCCAATGCCAGTTTCAAGGCATGTTGCCAATGGTTTAGCCATTAGATTTTCCTATGTTTTTTAACCCAACAAGCCTTTTGCCGCTTTTGTCATAGCCAGCAACCATTACGCTACCACCGGGCGCTGC